CCGCATTTTGTAACGAAGCATGTTTCTTTTCGTTACGTCGTATGTACGTGGACTTTCTTGAGGGAGGCCTGATTGAACAAGAAGTTCCTTCTTCCTCCTCTCTTTCTCTACTTCTTTGAACCACTCGCACACCAAAGGAGGTGACAAACGCGAGGACATGACGCTTGAGGTTGGGCGATGTTCAGCCATAAGTCGTCTAAAGAAAAAGCTGTTAGCTTTCTGCAGTAAACCGACCGTCAACAAACGTTGGAATTTATACTGACCTGTAGACATTCCGTCCACAATCTCGTAACCACTGAAACCAAGCCTTGCGGCATGGCTTCTGGTGGCGTGTAGATACGTATCAAATTCGGTCGTGCTCAATGGACCCACAATTTTTGATTGTGGAGCCGATAAAAGCGCTTCCAATACCGCGCAAGCTTTCTCAACCCAGACTGGGCCAAGAGGGGACTTACTAGCGGTAAAACGTAATCTATTAATAATTGAGAAAAGGTCTTTAACATCATAAACTCCGTGATCTAGAAATAAAGGTCGGACGTAGTGCCCATGGTAGAAGTCTTTTCCACAAGATTCTCTGAACGGGATTGCTCCCGTAAAAGATTTATCCAGATTCAATTTAAAACCACACATCTGTAATAAATAAGATGTATCGTCTGCAATTGCGTCCGGAACGATAATATCATCGCCAAAAACGGCGACATCGTCTCTTAAGGAAAACTGGCTGTCTTCTTTATTCCAATTGGCCTGATTATGCTTTTTTACAGCAGCATGACAGACCGCTAAGAATATCAAAGACTCTACCGCAAAAGTGAAACCATTGCCCATTGACGATAATTTGTGGTAATCAACCACATCGCCCAATACATCGCCTTGACGGCAACGTAAATTGTTCAATAATTCAACCCAAGCAGGAGGAAACAGCAATACAAACAAAATGTATGCTATCATGTCGGATGCAGCCTTAAGATCTAAGGTACTGTACCCTTCCCCTAGCATTACTGAACCAAGTTCTGCAAACATTTGATTCTTCTCTTGTGAATCGAG